TCCAACCTTGAATTATTACAAAATTTTCAGACTTCATAAAATTCTCCTTATAAACAAATAAGTCTATATAAATGTAGCCGCCACTACAATTATATAGACTCTGTTAGTCTTGTATTCCCTGTGAGGCATTTGTGCAAATACTCTGGCGGGAGTACAAGCTAACCTATTTGTTATCTCATAGCGTTTATCTATGACACTCTATTATTTTACTACATAATCAATTAGTTGTCAACTATTTCTTACTGAAAGATTTTAAAATATCTTCAATCTGTGTATCTACTTCTGTATTACATGTATCCCAAAGTTTCTTTCTTTCTTCTTCTATATTATCTTCTGGGTCTATACTTCTTTCTTCACAATATTCCACTGTATAAAACGAATCTGCTACTTTAACAGATGCCCTACTTGTGGCACGAATAGAAGTTACTTTCATCTCTTCCTCCCATTAAAAATACTGAATATGAATACGATTGCTATTTCAATGAACAGCGTACCAACTATACCTACTACCATTGGGTCAATATACATTATTCTTTCTTTTCCTTTCTTTTAGTTACTTTCAATGTTACAACTTCTTTGACTTCTTTTGCTCTACCAATATCCTCTAACATATCATCTGATAGTGCATCTTTATATAAAGCATTTTCTAATGCTTCAAAATCAATATATTCTTTTGTCTTGACTATGCCGTACATACTATTTATAGCAGAGAATGACGGAACAGATGTAAATAAAGAAAGGAGCATTTCTTCATTCATTGTCGTTCGTTCTGACACTGATACTGTTGCTATATAGTCTCCGGCTTCATGTTTCTTTTCATTTGCCTTGAGCATAATATCTTTAATTTTTGCGTTATCTGTATCACATAACTTTTTATAAGCGTCAGCTTCTGCTTTATTCAGCGCATACTGTGGAATTAACTCATCCAGAGTCAATTCTTTATCATTGTTATTCTCCTCTACTATCTGTGGTTTCAGTCTCATTCTTATTCTCCTCTTTATGATAATATTTCTGAGTTACACTCCCCATTATACCATTTCTACCCTGTGGTATGTTTTGTTTAAATTCTATTAATTTCCAAACATCGGATTCTCTCCAATATCTGGTCTGCCTTGCACCTTCTTGTATATAATCAGGTAACATTTTAGCATATTCATTATCTGGGTTTTCACGTTTAAACCAATACCAGTTATTTATTGATTTACCGGAACTTCCTATAAGAATTGCTACCTCTTCAAGTTTTAATAATCTTTCCTCTGCCATACATTATACACCTCCTAATTCATAATAATCACATCCTTTGTATCCCTTTGTATCCAGAGTTTTTATTTATTATAATATTATATAACATATATATTGATTTGTCAAGTGGGTTGAATATCAACCCACAAGAAAATCAAGTAAATTACCTTTGTCAATGGCTATCTTTCCATCAACAAGTGCGTCAGCCATCGCACCTTTCTTTTCTACAAGCTGATTGATTTTTTCATCTATGGTATCTTTGCAAACAAGAGTATAAATGGTCACGTTTTCTTTTGTACCGACCCTGTGACAGCGGTCTTCTGCCTGCTCTTTGTTTGCTCTGTTCCACGGCTCATCCATGAAGATTTCAACTGTTCCCGCTGTAAGAGTAAGACCAGTTCCCATCGCACCGATAGTACCAATAATAAAATCTTGATACTTACTGTTTTGAAAAGCATCTACAATAAGCTGTCTACTTTCATCCTTTGTATCACCAGTAATCATTTGTCCAACAAATCCTTTTGCAAGTAATCTATCGTATGCAATGTCGGTTATCTGTGTCCAGTTAGAAAAGATAACTACTTTCTTACCATTCTGTACTGCTTCTTCTACAAGTTCTTCCATCCTATCAAGTTTAGCAGATTCCTTAACTGTAGAAGAAAGAATACCAGTATAACCTGTTGCCTGTCTCATTCTGATAAGTTCGGCAAGAGGATTATTAGCCATTTTAATCTGGTCAATATTCATTCTAATATCTGCTGTAACTTCATCATAAATCTGTTTCTGCTTTGGAGTCATTTCCACATATTCAGTGATGTGTGTTTTCTCCGGAAGGTCGAGTACATCATTCTTCAACCTTCTAAGCATGATTTCATCAAGCTGTGCCTGAAGTTCATCAAGATATCTGTACCCTGTACATTCATAACCACCGTATCCGCCAAACACACCATAATGCTTTTTAAATGCATAGAAAGCATGTTTTTCATATCCTAACCATTTGAGAATGATATACAAATCAAAGGGGTTATTCATGAGTGGTGTACCAGTCATAGCAATCCTGCACTCTGGCTGAATCTTCAAGATACCTTTACCCTGCTGTGAAGATGGGTTTTTCATTTTGTGAATTTCATCCACAGCTACAATACCAATTATTCCTTCTTTACATAACTTCTGAATTTCACTTACTATTAGTTCACTTCTAAGTGTTTCTACATTTGTAATAAGGAAATACGGTGCCCCATCATCATTACCCATAATTTTATTCGGTTGTATATGCAGTGTTTTTAAATCTGCTAACCTATCCTCTATAGAGCCAACAGTAAGTTTTCCTGCTTTCCATCTCTGACCTAAAATCCATCCCTCCTCATTACTATGAGTATGAATTTCATTCAACCAGTTCCACTTCAGACCATTTACTCCACAGATAATAAGACAATGCTTATAACCTTTCTGAATTTTCTTTGCTACAGCAATATCAATAACCTGTTTTGTTTTACCGAGTCCCTGTTCATCCCCCAGAAGCCATCTGTCATTATTCAAACCATATTCAAATCCTTCAATCTGATGCTGAAACGGATTAGTCTTAAACTGAAATCCAACAGGCATTTCTACTTTTTTCTTTTCTTCAAATGCAGACCAATCACCATGAATATCGAAGTTAAAATCTGGAAGGGTATCAATCATGAACTTAAAGCATTTGAAAGGAAGTTCCCATTCTTTCTTATCTTTATCCCAAAATCTATTAGGAAAACTTCTAACGACATTTACGATTTTATCATTATAGGGAAAGGTCACGTATAATGACCAATCTCCATTACATTTCGTTGCCTTATCCACTCTGATATCAATCATTGTTATTCTCCTCTGTAAATATTTCAATTTCAATGTTATCAAATGCCTGGGCAAACAATGTAACAATCTTTTTTCCAGTTACGGGATTTCTTCTTATTAATTCGTATCTTTACCAGTCTATCATAACCTGTATCAAAAATGTTGGAATATGTATTGTTCACATGCTTTATAATACCAAGACACCTCTTAGCATGGGTTTCGTCAGCAAAGAATGTGTATAAACTATACTTGTCAACTCCATCTTCATTCCATTCATTGAGGAAAATCATAAAAGCATTTCCTTCATACAAGGTTTTTGTAGATTCTTTTGTTTCTTCTCCAAGCGTCTGTCGTATAACTGCCTCGCCAATTTTATCTTTCCACTGCCACTGAATTGCCATTTGTTTTTCTCCTTTCTTGAGGTTGCATTTCTTTATTTCTCTTATATTATACTACATGTTTATAATAATGTCAATAACATTTTCAAAAAAATAAGAGATACATTACTGCATCTCTTTAATCATCTGTTTAATTAACTCACGTTCTTTCTCGGTATCTGTTCCACTGTACAGCGTCTGTATGAATTCTTTTATCTCTTTACATAGTTCTTTCATATTTATATACACCGTTTCATCTGTTATTTCATGTAACTGGTATTTTCGTTTTGCATTGATATATTGTATATATGAAGGTAAAATATCGCTCAATTCTTTTGTTGTTTTATTTACGACTTCTTTACTGTTCGATTCTAATAAATGTGTTCTTACATTATATAATGCTGATAAATTTCTTATTGTCGATAATGAAGTATCGCTGTTTTCCATTTCTCTGATTAGTTCGTTAATAGTCGATATATTTATCATAATGTATAACCCTTCTACCATCGTTTTTAAGGGAGGGAATAATCCCTCCCTATATAACTTACTGTCTTTCCAGTTTGTCAACACACTGCTGTAATGTACGCCGTTCTTTTTCAGATGGAGCATCGTCCATCATATCTTCTAGCTTACCAATCATACGCTGTTTATCCATCGCACGACTGTAACCCCGATTATCACGACTTACATATCTGCCAGTTCTTGCGTCCCGACCCCTACGATAGGAATTATCGTTAGAAGCATCCATAGAACCATCGTATGAACCTTCATAACTACCATCAT